AGAAAGAGGAAGCACCTGAACCAGAGGTATATGACACAAGTCTGCAACCTTACGTGGATGACCTTGTTGTGACCATTCAGGTTTGTCTTGAGGACGATAAGATCACACAGAAGAAGGAACAGTCTATAATCATGAGCAAGCATCACGCACTACGAAGAGCAATCAAAGACTTAGAAGCATCTAAGAAGTAATCGGAGGTGAGATATGTTCAAGCCAAAGCTACCTAGGATTTCTATTAGACTGCCTAAGTTTAAGTTTCCCAGGATTGCGGTGCCCATGCCACGGATATCAATTCCGTTTGGAAGAATTGCTACCATAATTGGAGCGATCAATACAGTGTTGCTGGTAACCATAGGTTCGCTTGGACTGTTCTTGTCTTACATAAATCCTGTTCTATGGATAGTCGATAATGACCTCATTGGTCCATACATCCCACTAGGTATAGCAAGCGTAGTATATGAGGAGATAATCTTTTTACAGACTAACTACCTGCTTTACATGATAGGAGCTTCGGCTGGTCTAATTGTATTCGGGCTGTTGCTTCATGTGACAAATCAATCTACTCCAATGGCTGTAGTCAGGTCACCCATCAATGCCTACAAGCGAGTGGTGGTCTGGAGAAACTGGATACTTGCTAAGATAACTTATCTAAATGACGAGTCTCAGAAATGGAAGACTCTTTTTAGTGTAATGAAAAGTCCATACGCTTTCTTAAGAATGATGGGATTCAGTCCACAAATGGCTATAGGATTACTCACTGTTGGGGCTACTGCAGGTGGTGGTGTCATAGTTAATGAAACTATCTTATCTGAGCGTAGCTTTAGTGGTGGAGATGCAGGTATATATGCTGCTTCACTTGCACTAGACATGGGATTAGAAGCGAATCCGCCTTTGGATGTGCCTACTGAATACGTTGAAGGTTCTAATACCCTACGGATTGACCTAGGATCAACACCAGTGAGAGAGATCACCATCGAGAATGTTTCAGTGGGAACTGTCTTTACAGGTTCAGCGTTACCGTCAGGTGAGGCTAATGTGGTACAGATATCAGGTAATACAATTTCTGGCGGGACAAACACCAGATTAGAAATAGGTCATTTAATATTTGAAAATTCTCGCTGTAAAAAGTTAGAACTTTCAGATATCCAAGCCCATACAATCGTGGTTAGAGGCAACGCCTCAGATGGTCAGTCAATTTCGCCTAGTCCCGGTACCAGCAGGATGTTAAGTATCGGTGGAGGACATCAACAGGCTGATGCTATGAATACTAATGGTGGTACGTATGACCGCATATGGATACAGGCTCCTGCGAGCGGAGTTAATGGGAAGATTGGCTTATTAAAATTGAGCAATTTGTACACAAAAGGGGGTACTTGTTTGCTATCGAAAATGAATATTGGCACAATGGAAATCCTACTTAACGAGGTAGGCATGGGTGACGGGTTTGCAACTAAAGAATTTACCATCGCCACCAATGTGACTGGAGCTAATATTACGATAGAGGATAACGTTGAGGTAAGCATTAGCGAGCCGACCACCACTGGTCATTAGGCGAGTGAGTATAGTAATACACCTACCAACCCTAGTATAGAAACCAGGATTGCTAGCTGTATTAATAGACTCCACATTACTCGTTCTCAAGAACCTTGAGCGACACGCCGCCTAAGAATCCAAAGATACCACCGATAATTGCGGTGATGACTTCTATAGCTTCCATCTGCAATCCCACTACTACGGTCACTATACTGAATATAGTCGCACACAGGATGGCGGTTAGTATCTGTGGTCTTAGCTTTCCTATTTGCATGATCTACTCCTTTAATATTCGATGTCCAAAACTTTGATCCATTACTTCTTTCATATCTGTAGGTTTTGTAATATAAGCCAGCATCCTTTCTTCAGCCGTCTTTTCTAAAGATTGCAATATGTCTGCCAAAACGTATTTTATTTCCCTCATCTCAAGTTCCAAATATAAAGCATCTGCACTTAGGCTTTGCCATTCGCCACGGTTTCTCCTGTCTTCATCCATGTCACGGTCTTCCTCTGTTAATATTTCTCTGGTTACTAATTCCTTTCTCCATCTCCGCCTGGCAATCATTTGTAGATAGTCTGCTTCTACGCTATCCACTCCATGAACTAAGTCGATTGTTCCTAGCACTTTCTGTAAATTACTATATGTAAGGTTTCCAAAATTTCGTTCATATCTTAGCTCACTTTTAGGACATAGTAGAAGTTCCCCAATTGTTTTTATCTTAAGCCTTTGTAAACAATTCAGAAGCCTTGTCGCCTGAGTATTACTCAGCACGGACGTATCTAAATCTTCTATTTTTATTTCGGCTGTTTTATTATTTATCTGCATAATTTACTCCTCTATGGTTACATACTCTAATGTATTTGCTTTAATCGCAGCCTCTTCTTCTAATGAAATGAGAAATTCATCAACAGCAGATTTGCGAATTAATCTACTTCCCTCCAGTTTTATTGACTTGATTGTTCCATCTGTAAGTAATTTTCTAGCTTTAGTAATTCCGCACCTTATATAGTCAGCGAATTCGGGGACTGTCATTAATTCACTATTTGTTTCCATATCCATAATCTACTCCTCTATCTCTACGTAGCCGTCTTGTGTCCAACGATACCATGTTCCGTTCTCTTCTTTAGTCCACGCACCAAGTTCATTTTTCGACCCACCAAAGTAAGGTCGTGCTAGGTCTGCCTCTATAAGTAGTTGGCTGATAGATGGATTGTCTGTTGATTCTATCCACAATTCACCTAGTACTCTGCCATACTTATCAAAGCCATGTGACTTGAGAATCAAAGTGCCTTTATCAATTATGTAAGCAGTCCATTTATATGTTCTGCCAGACTTATACGTTTTTGATTTAGCAACAGGAGTGGATATTCCCTCGATGAGATTTATAAGGAATTGTTTTGCCTTCAGACCAAGTATCTTTTCTTTCTTGTCAGAGGTGCGAGACTCTGGAGTATCTATTCCAGTTAATCTTATTGATTTATTAGTTGCAGCTTGGTCAAACCCTAAGTCAATGTACTTAGTGGAGATAGTATCGCCATCATTAATCTTTTCCACGTAGTCAATTTTATATTCATACATATCGGTTCACCTCTGCATTAATTTTAGGGAAATTTCGTCTTGCCAGTTGGTTTAGTTCGCTCCAAATGATGGCATGGGATTTCTTCCGTAGTGTTATTGAGTGAAGGTCCTCTTTGTTCGTGAATTTTTTAAAAGCATAATGGATTGATGTAAGCATTATGTCTTCAGTCCACATCTTAGATGGAGCTATCGCTCCCGGTTTTGAAGTAGTACCCCTTTTAGATAGTTCAATTTCTATTTTGTGACGTATCGTTTTTCGTGGATCGCCATCGTTTATAAGGGCATTGTCTTTACCTAACGCCAGACCTTCCCAAAAATCTACACATGCTTTCGTGTCAATACTTCTATGCAGCAGTATTAAAGCTACAGAAGGTGCTATTGGTAATTTCAACATCTTTGACACAGTTTCTTGGAAGTATTTAATTGCATCTAAGCCTTCGTCACTCTCGTTAAGGTGGCTGTCTATAGCTACTGAAAGAGGATTGCTAATTGAATAGCGGTGATTCCCCTGAGATGTCTCATATCGCAGGAATCTATACATCCACCTAGCTACTCCCGCTCGATAGTTATGATGCTCCTTCCCTAGCAAATAGAGGGTGTCTGCATTTGTCCTTGCCTTGTTTTGATCCATTGCAATAAAATCTTCAAAATCATATCCTGATAAAATAAGACTTTCATGTGATGTTCCTGTGTTTACCATCGCAGTCAACCGGTGGTGTCCATCTGCCAACTTGTGGTCAGGACTTATCCTAATGGGGTCAAACAAACGATCATTATATTCACCACTTAGCATCGCTCTTTCGAGAGATTCTAGTAAGGGCTTGCTTAGTCTTCTGTTCCCTATAGAATTTCCCAAAAGGATTTTCGCCTCGTTGGGTGTAATTAGGATTTTGTCTAAGAATATTCCGTTCCCTAAATCAATTGGGAAAGTTACTGCCTTTGCCTTTTTACTCAATAGTGTAGTCATTCCTGTCTCCTTCATTGTATAATAGCCCGACCGTTCCATTATCGTTAACTTGTAAAGATTTAGTTGATCTTACAAAATTTGCGATTGCATCACTTGTGATCGTTTCATCTTTTACGATACTTACTCGTTGTGCTAACTTGTCTAAATCTTGTGATCCACTAGATTTAATTATCTCTTCACATACTTTAGCTACTGTTAGTTCTCCTAGAACTTGATCGCTCTCGCCTAAGTTCATAGACCTGAATATTACCTTATCTGTATAAGAGTTTCCATACTCCGATTCTATGACCTTATCAAGGTAGGTTACTTCAAAGCCTCTTGCGGTTGAAGGGGCGGCATCATTTCCTTTACGCCAATACATAGCAACGTCAGCTACGTTATTACCCTGTGCATTTTTGTAAGTGTCGATCTTTTTTAACTCGTGCATCATTCTTGTGCGGTTATGTTTCATACTGGAACCATACAACTCACCTGCTTTATTGGTATGATCTATTGTGACTGAGGTAGTTCCCTCACCTAGTGTTCGTAAGGCATTGAAGTAGCGTTTTATACTCTCATCGTCATTTGCACTACCATCAATGGCGGCAGATAAACTGTCAATCACGAGGTAAGTTGGTGATCCAATATCAGCTACAATAGTTGCAACCTCATCAATCTCATCTGGTAGACTTCTATCCATTCTCTTCCACAAGATACCTGATTTCTCTGGATCAGTTAAACCAAGTCCTTTTTGAATTGCATACAATCTGTTTTTAAAAACTGAAGATTCCTCTTCCCAATCTAGCCAGATTACATTCCCTTTAACGGCACTTATACCTGCCGTAGAGATGCCTCTATCTACTAAAACGCATGTGAGTAGGCTAAACATACTTTTACCCGACCCACCTTTAGCATATACCATATTGCTTGCACCCTTAACAAAGAACGGATTTACAAAAAAACTTCTAGGTGATTCATTAATATGCAGATCGGTCATTTCTATTGCAGGAGTACCTTCACGATGCAGGTCAATGATAGCATCGAAAGCCTGATTGATTATGGTACCCCATGATATTTGTGCAAAGTCATCAGTTTTTTCTGAGAGAACTTCTATCAACCTACGTTTGGTAGAGTAATCTAATAAGCTAACATTAGTTCTTTCGATACGTTCTTGTTGTTTTCCGATAGTAGGTAAGTCAGCGTATATTGTAATCTCTGCTTCTGTTACTCGTTTCCTAACTTCCCATACTCTGGTAGCACGTATCTTTACTCCATACTGATTGAAGATAACATCAATAACTGTACCTTCTTTTCTCACTTCCATATTTGATTTCAACTGTTCACTACTAACCATAGTTATATAACCTCTTCTTAGTTTTTTGCTTTACTACATTCTCTTCATTTGCAGGTTCCTTTTTCTTTGGATTATTCAGTTTCATCTTGTTATATATTTGAGTAAGTTTACGGTCTATATCATCAAGTTTATTTACATGTTCCTTAAAATATTCTGGATGAGAGGATTCAACATTACGGGGAATATTAGTTCTTCTTCGGTTAACCCATAGCTTGCAACAATATGTATCAGAGGCAGGGTAATCTACCTGACAATTATATTCTCCATTTGGGTATCTTGGGCATTCATCCATTAGTCGTACCATCCTTCCTTTAGAAAGAAGTGAGTTCTTAGCTCTCTTGTTTCTGCTAAACAATCCGCCTCAGATATCAAATCACAAATACATTCACGATTGAATCCACGCATCATCCAACATTCGGAACAACGGTTATTGCCTCTCTGCTTGGGAAAGGCATACCATATTTTTTTATCCTCTGGACAATGGTACCAATACTTTCCTGACTCGCATTCAAGTGAAGAGCAGTCCGTGTTCTCATAAAAACTAGGTGGGTCAACTGGTGGCTCGTAGCTAATTGTCCATATCATCTCTTTACCTCGCTTTCTATGCTTTCTGTTACAATCATTCTCCATTCGGATATCTTGGACATTCATTCATAATCTCTCCTCAATGTAACTGCAAATGCAATCACCCGACTTAACCTTTGGGATGAACAATTTACAAGAGTCGCACCGGTTTATGCCCTCATCTTGCCGAAACAATTCTGAACAGGACTCACAATAATAATAGAGAGAGTCTGCATCCTCACACGCTTCAAAATGATTCTGTGCTGGCGGCTCGTAATAACTAGCATCAGGTATATTCATTACTTCACCTCGTTTTCATCAAATATCATGTCATCTAAAATTTCCCAACCTCGTTCTATCATGCTGTTTGTCATCCATTTCTCGTTGCTACTTAACCATGCCTCAGCTTGGTCGTCAGTCCATTGTGAGTATTCACGACTAGTCCTTATGTGGTGAACATCATCTGTAGTCCATGCAACTTCTGCATATCTTTTCATTCTTTAACTCCTTATGATTTTGTTGTGAGCAGTTTAAAATCTCATACTCAGGAGAAGAGATGCACTTCCTGTAACTTCACCACCAAGTTCAGAAGAGTTGGGATTATTTGAAAGTCCTCGCAATGAGGTAATTTACGTCAGGAAACCAAATGAATGAAAAAAACTGACGGGTGGTTAAATCCCTAGCGTTTATTCATTATTTTCTTTTAGCCATTCAGCTACTTCCGACTTACGGAACTTATATATAGTGTTGTAACGATATCTAGGCATACCTGCTTTAAGGTAAGTATTCCTGATAGTCCAAACACTAACGTCAAGCCACTCGCTAAGTTTTCTAATACCTATAAAAGGTTCTTCGTTCTCAACATATTGGCGTTCCACTTGTTCTTCCGATTTGACTTCCATAATCTCACCTCGCAAATATTTTTAAATGTGTTTTGATGTTCGGGTATATTTCTTATTTCTTTTATTTGTATTTGTTTATCCTCAGTCTTTGGCAATTTAACTATGATCGCTCTCATTGGCTGAGTTAAATCTTCATTAGTAAGAAATGTTTCATTACCACTGTAGGCTAGGGCTAACGTATATGCGCCACCTACCTGTAGTACCATCTCTGCATGAAAATCTTTAGATGTTTTATAGTCTATAACTACTAGTCGGTTATCAGTATCTCTAACTATTAGGTCAGCCGTACCTGCAAATCGTATACCATCTTTGTAGTAGTAGAGACTTTGTTCTGTTGCAACTATTCTAGAATCAAATCCAGAATCCCTGAGCCATCCATACCAAGCTGAGACTACGGGTTTAAACTTATCTTCATATGGTATGTTTGGGTTATAGGTTAATTCTTCCAGTAAGTAATGTGCCTGAGAACCAAAGTCACTTGATTCTTTTCTTACTTCTTCAGCCGCATCCTTAGACTTCTCAACCATCTTTAGGATCGCATTGTATTGTAAGTCAGGAGCAAAGGTTAGAAGGTAGGGTAGGGTATTCTTTATATACTCATACCCTAAGTTCCATCTCCAAATCTCTAAGCCTTTACCCTTGTCCAGTACATCAATGATTGAGGTAACTCTAGGGAACACTGTTCCTTCAGGGATACGGCTATCTCCCTGTACGAGATAGCCTTTCGCATCGTTAGCTAATCTGACTTCTACTTTCTTATGTTCTATAGGTGCAACCATTATTCACTTATAAAATATTTCTCTGGATTAGTTATGAAATCAAAGTTCTGAGCAATAACATCTAGCATGGTATCTGCCATAATGCCTCTTAGAATTGGTCGGGCATCGTTAGCCCACATACTGCCGACTCTCAACATAATTTCTTCAGGACTTTGAGGTTGACCTGATTGTATACCTGCCTCTTTAACAGACTCATACATAGTGCTATACATTGACTCTACTAACGGTGCCAACATAGTGCTTACACCATTGAAGGCATTACCGATAGACATACCAAGTTGGTTTTGATCAGCAAATATATTAGCGAGTTTTTGTTTTTGCCAGTCAGGTATATCTACAATAGTGTTATCTACTGGTGGTTGTGGTGGTATATATGGTGGTGCAGGTGGAGCATATGGTGGTGCAGGTGGAGTATATGGTTGTTGTGCATTTACATTAGGTAAGTTTGGTACCTGATGTAATCCTTGCGAATTATCAACATTAGGATACTGAGGGAATGGGTCTTGGACTGCATATTGTGGATTAGGTTCTACACTAGTAATTACTGCACCTGCTGTTTGTAAAATGCCTACGGTAGGTGGAACATTCATATCTATATATGGAATACTTCTATCCCACTGAGATATTTTCCAATAGTAATCATCGGGTAAGGCAGTAGCAGGGTTACCAGAGCCGTTACCATTAGGCTTGGTCTGTTCTAGTACAACATTAAAGGACTGAATACTTTTAAGTAATGTAAACAATTCTTGTCCTTTAGGTATATCTTTAAATTCTGCATTTGGGAACAGGAAACTGTTTGGATTCACGTAATCAGGACACACACTTTTATCCACAAAGATTCTTTGAACACTGGTTAAATGATCTCTCCCTGCCAGAGTTGATAACTCTTCAGCCCACTCAAACACTCCCTGCAATGTCCATTGGTTTTGATTTTGGGGATTCTGTTCACACTTGAGTACGTGTATTGTTCCGTTTATCCTTGTGGGTACTGGTTGCCATCTATTATTCATCGTCATTTTCTTCTCCTCTATTTTTAAATTCATTATAAACGATATAGTTTTCTGCTTGAATTAAGACAGGTTTAAAAGTATTTGATATATCATTAGTAGCTACCACTAATCCATCTATTTCTTCTAATAAATCCTGTAATTTATCTAGTTCTTTTTGTTTGTCCTCAATGAAATTGTTATTCAGATATCTTTGTGACTCTATAGTCGTAACATATTGTTCGAGATTATCTTTTCGATTGGTTAGAGTTGTGAAGTATGAATCAATGCGTTCCTTAAAACTTGAGAACGTTTGATCAATCTGATCTATCTTTTTATTCATGTGCTTGTTTTATTTTCCAGTCCACTAGGTCTACATCCATATCGCAATGTGGACAACCGGCACTTATCCAATTCAGGTGATACACTAACGTAGTTTCACTACATCGAGGACACGTAATAAGAAACTTCTCCTTATTGGGATTCTTATTAGGTGGTAAGGGTGGTTCCTTATTAGAGATGTATCCATCTACAATTCCTTCTGCCATCTGTTGACATACTTGGAACTCATCTTCATTCAATTTACTTGCAAGCCACTTGGCGACTACAGTTGCATGATGAATATAATGTTCTGCATCCATTTCTTCTTCTAATTCTTTAGGCATACCTTTTACAATAACAACAAGTGTCTCAGTGAGGGCTTGTTTATAGGTTTTCCACTCCGCCTCATCCATTATTTCGTGAATATAGTCATCCATTGCCATGTCATCTTCTTTGGAATAGTTACTCATCATTCACCCTTCTACTAGTTGGACGCACTTCATACCTATAAAACTTCAGATCACATTCGATAGGACGTCCATACTCAAAGATTACACGAAGGAGTAATGGTGTAAGTTCCATAGACCAATGTGTATTCATTACTTCACATGTTAGTTTCTCAGCCATAGACCAAGAAATATTAAACTTTTCGTATACTTCATTTCTAACCTCATAAAAATCATACATGTCTAGGTGGTCGGAGCTTTCTTCTCCCACGACTCCTAGCAATCCATTAAGTTCTTCAGCAATGTACTCTTTTATTTTTGGACGATTATCTTTATTAACTCTAGTTACCACTTTCTTCTCCTTTCAATGCCCTACTTGGATCATCCTAGCATCATCTTCCACTCGTGTCAATACAGTGAAATACAGTTCTATTGACCAAATTGACCGATAAAAAATTATCTGTTATATTTATAGGGATATCGGATGTGAACTCTGATGTTTGTTGTGCTAGAGAGAGTGTCTAGCCTGAACAACTTTGCACTCTCTCTTATATTTATATAAAGAGATTATTAAAAAAGATATATATAATATATATATATAATATATATAGTTTTTCTTTTCTTTTATTTAAGTATATTCATTAGGATATTATCTATAATATATTTAGTTTATTAGTTTTTTAGTTTGTATTTAGTTAGTGCGGTAGCTTTTGCCAACTCCACTTCTTCTTTTGATAGACTGTCATCCGCTATTTGTTGAGCAATCGTCGCACACTCTTGTGACTTCTTCTCTGTTGGTGCAGTCAGGGCTAAGTAAAGTGCTAGTGTAACCGCCTCAAGTGGGTTTTCTGGATACCCTTGTGGTACGTCCATCATTCCACCTTCACTTTCTCAGGGAAGAATGGTAACTCGTGATCCATACCGCCTTGATTAATGGTAAGTCGTACCTCAAACCCTAACTCTCTAGCGTAATCTAGTAGAAATTCATTTAGTGTTTGTTTCCCTGCTATGCGAGTTAATATTCTAGCCTTCTCATTTGCAGGGTAGTAATACTTAGTGCCATAATGTGTTTGTGCTTGTACCAATACTTTTTTATCGTTCATTAGTTTACTCTCTTTCCGATAATACCCTAATGAATATACTTAACTTATGATAAGTACTCTAAGATAGACACTATAACTATATGTGTTTTATTCTTTCTCTCGTAACTCTAATTCTTCTTCTGAATATTTATCAATGTTGTCATGTATCCACTCGATCCCTGCATCGTTCATCGCATGGATAATATCATCTTCATAACTATAAGACTCAACCCATTGTTTAACTTGTTCGTTTGTCCACTCTGGATAGCCTTGATCCTTCCTGATTTGTTGGATTTCTTCAGTGTCTATAAGGGATTCTATCTCTATAAAGTCTTGGTTTTTTCCATAGTATTTTGGCATTTGGTTTATCTCTCTTTCTTTAAAAGAAATAGTGCCTATCTTAGAGTACTTATCTGCCTGACAGGTATCCTAAGATAGACACTAGACGTAGTATCATTAATTATAGTTTCATTATTCAGTACCAACTATGTGGCACGTGCAATCTTTATCAGTATGGTACTCATCCAAAGCCTCATAGATCATCTCGTGGATAGTATCATGGTCTACTTTCTCGTATGGGTAATAATGATCTACTATATAACGTGCAATCATGGCTCTCCATTTTGTATGTTCTCTATCTGATAGGTTTTTCCATTCAGTATGGTTATGTCCCCAATAACTATTATTGTATTCAGTTTCCAACATATTTCTAGCTGAATTAGATTTTCTTAGCCATCCTGTTACAGCGATAAGCATAAATTCTCGAATGGTTGTATTTTTATTTATATTCCAATTTTTTGTTATCATTTGTTTTGTCTTTCCCTACGTGTAGTGCCTATCTTAGAACACTTGTCAGGATATAATGACCAATCTAATATAGACATTATCTACTTTGTTAATTGTTTTCATTCTTGTGTTATTACACATCCATTATTCGGGTTCTTACATTTAGGGCTATAACATTCTTCACATTCAGTAAGTATTTCATTTATCCGAATCGCATCTTGCAATAGTTTTAGATATTCGATTTGCTTACTATCAAAGGTAATTTCTAAAGGCTTTTTTTGTTCAGTCATTAGGTATTATCTCCATTTCTGATAATGCCTATATTAGATTAGTCATTATATAATTTAGATAGTTAACCTAATATAGACATTATTCATTATGGTTTTCAAATTATTTATATTGTTTGTATGATTTTAAATCTTGATTCACTAGTTCTTGACACTTAGTAGGCAATGCTTCAAAGTCTATTACCTTATCATTAGTACCCCATACACTATAGCGTTGTTCTAATTCACCATGTTGACCAAAGCCTTGTGGATGCGTTGGGTTCTCCGACATTGCTAGGTAGGGATAAACTCCATATTCATTGGGTTCATATAAAACCATGTACCTATCAAAGTGTTTTTTGCCGCTATCAGCTACTAGTAAAATCCCATTAGGATAATTTGTTCTAGACTTTCTATATTTCATTTTGTCTTTTTCCTATATAAAATCCACTATCCCATTGGCATTCTAAATCCATTAGATTTGCATAGCGATTGTCATCATAATTTATTTCACCTGATAACATTTTTTCTTTGGTTTTTCTATATGGATTATCTGCAAGGTTTGACCCAAATATATAAGCAGTCTTTCCTTCAGATGTAGTACTATCTAACATTATTTGTTTCTCTACTTTCTAATAATGCCTATATTGGATTAACTATCTAGGTTAGGTATTCTTATCAGGATATTATCCACTAATTATTAATTGTTACTCTTCATTAATCATTTCATCTAATGCGTCAATATCAAGTTTAGGATCAAAAAAACTTACACCGTCTTTTGTTTTAGTTTCTTGTGTAAATCGTTCAATCTTCTCATCTTGCCAAGTGTCTGGTCTCATTAGATGGTTAAATGTTCCTATTAAATCATTGCGCAATGATAAGTATGGCGATGCATAACCTTTATAACCTTTGACTATCTGATATAGTGGGTAATCATTTTGTAACCATAGCGCAACGTTCCAAGTTTCATAATTTTTCCATCCATTGTAGGTAGTATCTTTTGCTAAACTCATTATAGTTTTCTCTACTTTCTAGATAATACCCTGATAGGGATACCTAACCTTTGTGCTTGGTACCGGATTTTGCCGGACGGTCAATCAATCTTTGTCATTGTCGCCATTACCCAAGAATCACTATTCAGTTGTTAAGGTTCTATCACTATCCATAGTCTACACGCTCATACAATAAAAGTCAATAGGGTAGATATAGATAGCCTATCTATCTATATACCGGTGGGCTGTAGCCATATCATGTATTGGTGTAGGGTGTATCCAAGTAATCATGTAAAGCTAATAAAAAAGGATAAGGATAAAGTCGCTATCTAAAGTAAACACTAAACTATATTTATTTATATCTATTCTAAAAGACTTAGCGTTTATGTTAGCTATGACCTAAAGTAAACGATAAATTATATACTTAGCGTTTAAGTTAGCCCCACGTCACAATATTTTTTCCCACTATATATAGCGTCTATTGGTTACCCACCGGGTATCCCTTAGCGATATGTAATAGTGCAAGTGCATACCCATCTATATTTAATTTTATAAAAAGGGAGATAGTATAGATAGGATATTTATAAATATGAAGGCGCATATATTATATATATATATATTACATACAATAATAATTCTTTTCTCTTTTTATTTATATAATATATATATATATATTGGGATGAAAATAACTTTTTAAAGGGCTGGGTAAAAGAGATAGTAGCTTCAAAATAATCACATGGAAGGAGGAACGAACCAAGTGAAGCCCAGCCCGATTGAGATTATAGCATAGGGCAATAAAAAAAAGAGAACGGATAGATACCCGCTCTCTTCCCAACAATAAACATCAAAGGAGTTAAAAATGATGTCCACAGTAGACGTTAGCATAGGTATTTTATTAAAGCAAGGAGTAAACCAGTATAGTGCAGATCAGACGTTTCTGGAGGTGGTCGAGGCGGAAGACAGGTTCCGCAATCTGCTTACCTCTCCTTGCGCCGTCATGCTACCATAGGATCATGCTTTTGTTATCGAAAACTTGTCCGAGATGTAAAAAAGTAGCAAGAGGAGACAGGGAGGGATTTACCTGCCCTATCTGTGGATGGAACGAGTATATTATTCCTGCTCCTCCCAAAGAACTCACCGGAAGTGTTCCACTTATAGATAGGTTCTTCTTAGCCTATAAAGGCACACACCCGAAATACAGGTACGTAAGAGCGTCTATCATAACGTTTCTTTATCTGACTCCGAAGAAAAAAGATAAGATTATTTACTTTATGGATTGTCCTCATGATAGATGTAATATACGGACGGCTGGCAAGAAGTCGTGGCAGTATTCTCTGAGGAAATTAGAGAAGAGTTACTTCAAGTTTGTTTGCAAGGATAAACATTTATGGTATCTTGTGGTGTTAAATGGCGAGCCGTTACATTGGCTTAGTAATGATATGGAGGTCGATATGCCTAAAGTCGGAAAGAAACATTTTTCATATACTCCTAAAGGCAGGACTGCTGCTAAGAAGTATGCAAAGAAGACCGGTAAGAAGATGACTAAGAAGAAGAAGTATTAAATGCCAGCTAGTAATGCACGTATAAGCGATCATTTAGCTAACAGACCCCAAGATGTTAAAGCTAGGCAGGATAAGTTCTTAGAGATATATGAGTCTGATGAAGGTGGAACTATTATCCATGCGGCAGAACAGGTAGGTATTTCCCGAAATACTGTAATGTACTGGAGAAGAGAGGATGTGCAGGGATTTGTTAAACGATTCGATAACGCCCATAAGACATTTTCCGAAAGAGGCGAGAAAAACTGGTTATATAAAAGACTTGAAGACCCAAAGTGTCATCCGAATCTAGTTATGTTTGCATTGAAAGCATTATTACCTAATAAGTATCGTGAATTAGCTATGAATACCGATCTGACAGGTGAAACTATCTTAGAAGAACTTAAACGAGCCAGAAAACAAATGGTGAATACCGCTAAAGAGGATATAAAAGATACCTCTGTAACAGTAGAACAACAAGTTAAGGACATACTTAGTAGTAAAGGGAATTGATGTCAGATGGCAATTCAAGCCCCTCCGAATACAGATCAGGTAGCCGAATATATTTATGGCAAAGTAGGATTTAAACCTACTGAGTTACAGAAACCTATACTCGCTTGTAAGAAACGATTTATACTCGTTGCAGGTGGTGAGCAAGCGGGTAAGAGTATAGTAGCCTCTAAATTTTTACTGAGTAGATTTTTAGATCACGAAGGTGCTGGACTCTACTGGCTGGTTGCTGCTGACTATGAAAGAACAAGAGCTGAATTTGAATATCTTGTTGACGACTTTGCGGCAATCGGTGTTCTCGCTGAAGCATCGAAAAGAGTCGATCCGGGAAAGATCATATTAGCCGATGGAACCAGAATAGAAACTAAGTCAGCTAAAGACCCAAGAACTCTTGCTATGCGCGCTCCTAACGGTATTATAGGATGCGAAGCATCGCAGCTAGATTTAGAAACCTTTCATAGATTGCGCGGCAGATGCGCTCCGAAGCGAGGGTGGATGTTTTTATCAGGTACCTTTGAAGGCTCATTAGGCTGGTATCCACAGATGTATCAAGCGTGGGAACACTCGTCTTCTTTAGAGGAAGAATCATTTTCGTTACCTTCTTATTCTAATGAATATCTCTATCCCGGTGGTAGAGATGACCCTGAAATTTTAGCTTTAGAGAAGGTAAGCAGCGATGACTTCTTTATGGAGAGAATCGAGGGAATCCCGTCACCACCACAGGGAATGGTATTTACTGAAATTAGACCAGATATTCATATTCAGGATGTGGAATATGAACCTGATGAACCAGTGCATATATGGATAGACCCCGGTTACGCAGAAGCATATGCATGTGAGATAGTTCAAATAATAAATGATCAGGTAAGAGTTATAGATGAAATCTATGAACGCGATCTGGTTACAGATGATATGATTGATATAGCACAATCCAGACCGTGGTGGCGCGATGCGGAGTTTGGTGTGATTGATATAGCAGGATACCAGCATCAGGCGATGGCTGCACCAGCAGAAGTCTGGCTGGAACGAACTGGTATTTATTTTGATTCACAGAAGATAAGAATTAACGAGGGAACAGAAAGATTAAAGTCCTTCTTAAAGACCGATCCGGTGGATCAGAAAGAAGCTCGCATTGTTTTTAGTCCAAAGTGTAAAGGTATACTTTCTGAGTTTGGAATTATGCCGAATCCCTTCGATGGACAGACTCGTGCGTACAGGTGGAAATATGATCGGGATGGAAATATAGTTGGCGAATCTCCTCAAGATCAGTATAATCATGGCGTTAAAGCCATAATTTATGGTTTAATTAATCGTTATGGTTATGGCTATATAACTGATAATAGAACAATTAAAGTAAGGCGTTGGTAAATGGCGAATTATAAGCCCGAAGAGATTATCGATCTTGTCGATAGTCATTATGATCTGACTGAACCACTACGCACCCGTATGGATGAAGACCATAAAATCTATCGTTTGGAAGAGTTTGATGCCGGTGAAGGATATCAGTCCTATACATCTAATGAACCACAAGTTTATGCAGATAAGCTGATCTCATGGATAACGTCTGCCGAGATGGTAACGAGAGTTCCATATAATAATTCTGAACGAGAGCAGCGAGAGAATAATGATGCAAAGGAAAGATTCCTTATCGGAATATTAAAAGCGGCTGATGACAGATTAACCGCTAAATTTCAGCCTAGTATAAGACAACAAATGGCTTGGTTTACTTGTATTCGTGGATGGTACGCTGGTCGCGCGTTATTAGTTAAGAATGAAGATGATGAGACTTACGTGGATATTCAGCCGTGGGACCCGATGCACACCTATTGGGCTGAAGGGAAACACGGACTCGCGTGGGCTTGCTATAAAACTAAGAAGACTCCATCAGAAATTAAAGCAATATGGGGAGTAGAAGTTAAAGGTGAAAACGCTGAACTCGATGACGATGACGCAATTGATGTTTATGACTTCTATGATGATGAAGATAATATAGTATGTACCGATGATACTGTCTTAAAGAAGCGAACTAAGCATGGTGCGGATAGAGTTCCTGTCTTTTTAGGACCGGTTGGTGCGAATCCTCTGGTTCAGGCTATTACTTTCAATAATAATGTAGATACTGTAGAAGATTATGGCGAGTCTTGCTATAAATCTTCACGATCTTTGTATGAGAAGCACAACTTTATGATGTCAACCATGCTTGAACTTACCGCTAGGTCCCGTAGACAAGGACTTAAAGTTAAATCCAGAGATGGAAGTAAGACTTTAGAGGAAGACCCTTACAAGGAAGGCTCTGAAATCGCTCTTGGACAGGGCGAGGACGTAGAACCACTCGGATTACTGGAGATGGCTAAGGAATCAGGGGCGTTTATGGGTCTTGTTGCTGGTGAAATGCAACGAGGCGGCTTACCTCACTCGATTTATGGTCAATTAGAGTTCCAATTATCTGGTTTTGCTATTAATACTCTTAGACAAGGTGTCGAAACTATATTAATTCCAAGACTTCAAGCTGTGGAACGAGCGTATCGAGCTATATTCCAGCTTATTTGCGATCAGTATATATCTGGCGCATTTAAGGCGATGGAATTATCAGGACAAGATCAGAACAGGATGTATTTTAGGGAAGAAATTACTCCAGATATGATAAAAGACGCAGGTGATGTAGAAGTTTCACTTATCGGACAACTTCCACAAGACGATATGAGTAAGATGAGTATGGCGCAGATAGCAAGAGAAGGAAATACTCCGTTACTATCAGATACGTTTATTAGAGATAATATCTTGGGCTTACAATCCGCTGATGCAATGGGAGATTCAATTAATACGCAAATGGCGGAAAGAACTTTACCTGAAGCGCAGCTTTGGACTCTGTTGCAAGCCGCTATCAGACAAGGCAGGGAGGATTTGGCTGAGTTTTATCAGGGAGAATTAATGAGAGTGTTTATGGCAAAAGCTATTGAACAACAACAAATGATAGCTCAGGCTGCACCGCAAGCTCAAGCTCCACCACAAGCTCAAGCTCCACCACAAGCTCCACCACAAGCTCCACCACCCCAAGGTATGGTTCCTCAAGGTGGAGGTGGACCAACTTTACCACCACAAGTAATGCCTGACGCAATGATGGGAGTACCACCAGTTGCACCAACCGCTCCACCGGGTCCTTCAGTTCCACCCGGAACTCCAAGACCGGGAGCGCAAGGCACAGAAGCTAGGCTTGCTAATATGGGATTAATACCAGTAGGACCGGGAGGTTAATATGCCAATGCTAGATAGGGGAATATATTCTATGATGACAGAGGGAGTAGACGCTATTCCTGCTGCGTTTGGAAGTATGACCGCGCAAGGAGTAGGGATTTATCCTGATGAGGCATCCCCATTTTCTCAATTTGAACAACCTGCTCAAGGAATGGGACTTTTGGGTGGGCAAACATACCAGTTTGATCCTTTAGTACCAGCGAATCTTCAAGCGGGAATGGTTGGTAGCGGAATGATACCCGGTCAACCAGTATCCTTTCGTGATCCAATATTAGATACTCTTATGCAACAGTATAGGGAACGGGAGGGGGGTCCGCCGCTAAGTGCTGCGGAGAAGTGGGCAAAACAAAGAGCTATTGAAAAAGCTAAAGCTACTGCTAAGTGGACAGCTACAGAAAGTGAATTAGAGAAACAATTAGGTGATAAAGGTAAAGCAGTATCTATTCTTGTAGCTGCTGATGTCGGAGATGATCCATTACAAAGGTCATCTGGAGAAATCGAAGCATTAGCTGAAAGAACTAATGAGGCTAGAGCTAATAGAAGGGTAAGAGATGAACGAATAGAAAAAGCCGGTGGTTTACAAAATCTTCTTGCAAGACAAGTAGCATCATCAGATGAAATACAAACTACTTTACCAGATGGTACTGTTATAAAAGAAAGTCCTTCTGAAGCATTAGGACAAAACAGATTCCCCGGTCTTGGTAGAGCAGGAATCCTCGATATGACAAATGTGGATGAAAACGGGGATTTAGTTATAGAGGATCAGGCTACTGATCAAGCTGCTGCTGGTGCGTTAGATACTCTTGGTGAGGATGTACCACTAGGATTAAAAGGTACAGAAAGAATTTCTCCTCTTGGAGAACAAACAGATACAGCCGCTGCAAGAGCAGCTATGGATAGAGATAATGTCATTATAGATGCTGCCGGAAATGTAACTCAAGCAGGTCAAGCTGGGATGGCAGGTCAAATAGGACAAGCAGCTCAAGCAGGACAGATAGGATTTTTAGGAACTGAGTCACGTGATCCATATACTGCTATACCCGGATTAGAAGAATATTTCGATCCTACTATGATTGAGACTCCTGCTGAAGTATATCGAAAACAGCGACTAGGTGATATTTCTGGAGTTCCTTTAGGTGTCTTACTAGACCCTAATCTTCAAAATGCTTTATCTAGAGGGTTTACTCCTACAATGGGAAGATTCTTATTGCAACAAGCCCTACAAACAGGTGCTGATTTTCCGGGTGGAGAATTAGGTATGGGTACTACTGAAGCATTTCAAGACTTTTTAGAAGAAAATCAAAGGTTGGCTACAGCAGATTACCGAACAGGATATTCTGATCTTGCTGATTATCTTAGAATGTTATCCCAACCACAAGCTCTTGAAGGTATGCCTCCAGCACAACTTGCTAGATGGGCTAGTATATTTGGTGAAGGAACGGATGATCAAATGAAGACCGGCATTTTACAAATGTCTATTGCTGCACTTGGAGTTCCACCGGGTATGGGTAGTCGTGCTTATAATGGTCTTGAGAGAATATATGATGTTATGATCACTCGATACGGTGAAATAGCTGGTAGAGCGCAATTTACTAATTGGGTAGCATCCGCTTATCCAGTTCCTTATAAGAATGTAGCTCAAAATCAAGTTACTAAAGAAAAAGTAATTACTAATGCAGTTACTGCTTCTGGAGCTACTAATAATCAAGAAGTTAATAATGTTGTAGAGGAGATTGCTAAAGAAGGTATGCAACCTGAGAGAGCGCTAGCTGTAACAGGACAAGATGTTTACGCTCCTACACCAGAAGAAGCTGCTGTAGTTCCTACTACTACTGACCAACCTGCATTTGAAACAGATGTAAGAGGTAGGGTCACTTATACAGATAGACCTAAAACTCCAGAGCAACAGCAAGCAGCCTTGGAAACTGCTCAGGAGTATATGCAGCGACAGGCTACAATGATTGGTGGAATGCCACAAGCAGGGATGCCGGGGCTTGCAGGAGATTTGCCTTCTCCAGCCGTCCCAGCAGGTGGGGAAGTTGCGTATGATCCATTTACTGATGTTGCTCCACCTCCAACACCTATGAATATTCCTACATCTCTAGGAGGTCAGTATGGAGAAGATGCTCAGGGAGTATATCAGCTAAGAAAGGATGGAGCTAAAACTTATCTTAAAGACCCTGCTACTGGATTAGGGTTCGGAATTTCAGGTAATTTAGCCTATACTATCGGTGGTACTCCTACTACGAATAGAACATTTAATATTGGTGATTATTCTAATCTTGTAGAGACACTATATCCTACAAGAGTAATGACTGCTGGTAAACAAAAACGAATTGATTATTCTATTATTCCTAAAACAACTTGGGAAACAAAGTATCCTGAGTCTGAGTTTGGTATTGATCCATATAAGGGAGTTGAAGATAGATTTATACCTCCAAAAACCATCACTTCTCCAAAGGCTAAAGGTATTAGGAATGTTCCACCTCCTTTACCGATAGCCGGGGAAAAGGCTAAAGGTAGTATATTCGGTGAATCGTTTAGAGGTAGATAAGGAGAGATAATATGGCTAATGGCAATCTAAATACATTCGATGATTTTTATTCAGGCATGTTAGAGGGGCAACCTCAAATGGCATATATGGGTGCTGTTGCTAATCAGCCTTTCCGTGGTACTGCGCCTATGCAACAACGTGCTAGGGATTATTGGGCTAACCAGTACGGTAATGTTTATAATCGATATATGGGACAACGAGCGCAAGAGATGCAAGGGCGAGTTGATCCTTCTAAATGGACAACCTTCTCT